GTAGAATTAAGTACTATGGAACGAAAGTGCAGTATATACTCGTGGGCAAATGTGGTACGCCCGGGTCAGGATATCAAACGACACAATCACGGCGGCTATCATTTTTCTTATTTGAGCGGAAATATGCATTTTGACAATTACAAAACAACCACCACTTACTACAATCCATTTGATGTCATACAATACGACATGGAAAATATCAAAGGCGGCTTAACTTTTTTTCCTAGTTACATTTTTCACAGCGTAAATAAACATGAAGAAGACAGCAAACGTGTATCAATGGCGTTTGACATTTTTGACACAGCACACTTAAAAGGTGCTGATTTTAATTCTATTGAGTTTTAATTATGTCTAATATACCCGATAAAATACCTGATAAAATGCGTTGCTCACATGCACTGTTCAGTTGGCATGGTGCAAAACTTTCAACGCACACACGAGAATTGGCATTTGCAGTAGCAGAAGCTAAAATGTTGTTGGGAGAATTACAAAAAGGAACTATGACTTGGACACAAGTTGTCAAAGGACATAGCGCATGTATGGCAACACCCTTTGGTACCGGCGACATGGGCTGGTTTCAACAGCATGAAATTACTCCTGAAATATGGGTAGCATGTATGGTTACAAAAGTAGGAGAATTGGCGCTTGAACCTGTGCATAGCCCTTACGGACTACATATTATTTTTAGAACAGGTTAAATTAGTTCTATAATATCAAATACGGTTTGAAGTTTTGTGCGTATAGCACGATTAGTAAAGCTGGTTCGTAGCCCTTGATGCAACGGCTTGGGTGCATTGTCCATGGCACACCATGCCCATCCGTTGTGTTCCAAACTTAACACTGGCACAAATTCATTTTCAACCACACACAAGTATGTGTGAAAATGGAATACAAAGTCGTTACTGACAAATGTTTCCAAAGGAAGTGTTTTCTTGATGTCGGGTATAGCGCCAATTTCTTCGGCAATTTCACGTTGTAAACCTTGCCAGGGATTTTCACCTTCAACAGTGGTGCCACCCACAAGTCCCCAAGTACCAGCATGTTTACCAGTGGCTTTTTGTAATAGTAAAAATCTGTGAGTATTTCTAGCGTATATTAATGCGCCGCTACAAACAATACGATCTCTTACAGTACCAGTCTCCATGCACCTGCCCTATATTCACCTTCAAAGCTCTTGACCCATGAAACTCCGTTCCATTTGTATTGAACTCCAGTGTATATATTCGTTTGATAGATCAAGTTCTCTGCATTCTGAGCCGCATCAAATACAACAGTCCATGCTGTTCCATTGTATTCTATAATGTCATTGGCCTTGGCAATTAAGGTGCCCCACGCCACTGAGTTATTAGTATTGGTATTTGTTTGCGCATCACCTATATCGTCTATTAACAAATAACGTCTACCAGCCACCGGCACATTGTCCACTGGACTAAATGTTAGTGGATTAATGACAGCATCAAATGTTCCAGGGCTAGCACGATACAAACTTGTAATTGTGGTGTTGCCCGGGTACGTGTCCACATTCCAAGTAACAGACAATGTGGTTGAATCCAATGCATTAACAGCAAATGTACCAGATACTTCGTATCCAGTGGGTTGAATCAAATAAATGCGGCTAGCTCCAGCAATGTATTTGCCAGGATATTGATCCAGCAATGATAACCAGTCAGCCGGCGCACCCTGTTTAGCTGGAATTGCCAACGAGCTGTTATCAGCAGTGGAATTTTCTCCGGGATTTAATAATTGTATCTGTCCGTTGATGGCCAAAATTCCAAAGCCGCCGCTGATGGTTGTGGATTGTGTGTTTAGAATTGAACCCAAACTTGGACCGTTACTGGTATTATCAACTCCGAGGCCGTCTATGTATCCATAATTTTCTGTACCAATGCCATCATATATGCTGGTAATGATATTTGTAATAACACCAAGTTTTTTGACCTTGACAGGCGGACTGATCCACATGGGAGTTTCCAATGTCAATGTTGCAATGTCTATAGGACTGTCGTTGCCCACCGGCACACTGCGACTGCTCCATGTCAAGTCAGTTAAATCTAAAACACTTAAACTTGTCCAATCGATATAGTTGTCAGTAGTTTGTAATTCCAAACTTGGGTTAAACAACACTAGTATTTGTTCCATTAATTGTAATTTTTGTTCAGTGCTACTGGCCCATATGTCAACTTTGACTGTTAATTTGAATGGAGTTGGCATTAAACGCTCAACAGTATAGTTGCGACCTTGTCCGCTGGTATATTCGATGCCGTTTATGTCACGCTCTCTAAAATGCAGTTTGCCCACATAACTGGAGTCGCCTAATCTAGTACGATCCAACTGTAGTCCAGTGATATGCACAGCAATACGCGGCACTGCCTGCACTACGTTTTCACTGTTCTGTCTCATAATAGTTGCGGCCTGTCTATCCATATCGCCGTACATTACTGGAACTTGGTGCAATGTGTTATCACCATATTTCACAGTAAAATTACTAAACACGCGAATAATTTGCACTAGATATCTGCGTATCTGTTTGTCATAAAAAAATTGCATTATAGGTCTGCTCTAGGTTTGAGTGCTTCACTAAGACTTGAACGTTCTGGGAATGTTTCACCAGCAACTGTGGTAGTGTTTGTATTGTTGATAAAGCCAGTCTTCAATGTGTTACGAGTATTGGTGTTGGTCATGGTCTGACGAACTGCATCTTCAACTTTGATCCAGCGTGTGCCGTCAAAACGGAACAATCTGTTAGGCATAAAATCTGTTCTTAAATAAAAATCATCTTGATACGCAGTGGATGGAAATTGTATACCTGATCCAAACGTTGCGCCGTTTACTGGCACTCCGTCACCCAACAAATAACCAGTATATCCTGAGCGTACTGGCATGGCCGCAACAGCATCCGCAGTCACAATGTCAATACTACCGTCTTCGCTAGTAATGTCCGCAGTTTGATTGATAACACTACGACCAGTCAGTGGGTCAACTGCCAATGTAAAGAACTGACGTGTTTCATAACCACTCAATGGAGCGTAGGCGTCTGCTTCGTCCAATATACCTTGATTAATTTGTAAATCTTTGGCACGAGTACTGAGCAGATCCTGTAGTGTGGTCGAACTGCCTTCGGTGATCGGTTGTGCAAATATATCTTTATATTGTTGACTGTCCATAATTTTTTTAATTTTTAATCTGTACAAGTGCGGATACCACGTGGCACTGAATCCTTCGCTGGCACGACCCACATCTTCAATTACATAATATCTTGGTAGACTCACATCGTAATCATTAAATGCAAATTCGTCACGCAGATGTGGTAGTTCAATAACATCGCCAGTCATGGGCTTGCGACCAATATATTTGATAAAATCGTTAATATGCACAGTCATGAACAAGGTGTCGTTGTCGATAAACAAGCCAAACTGGCTTAGGTTAAAGTCTACATTTTGCACATTGTATATACCGCGAAGTTTGTACACACTGGAATCGTATTTTCTATCACGATTTTCTAACAATACCAAATCTTGAATCTGTGTGTGATCTTTGTTAGTTATATTTCCGTTGGCATCGGTGGTTTGAGTACCTATATATTTGTGTAGGTACACATCTGTACCGCCAACCTGAAACATTTCAGAAATCTGGCGGTCGATGAACTTGTAATCTTGCCCACGTTCGGGTTTATATAAGGATAGTCTTGGCATATGATATTTATCGTAAGCTAAATATGAGTGGAGAACTAAAAAATGCCAGATACATCTGCCAGTACCAGCTTATTAGAGCGAAATAAAGTGTTTGATTACGTGCGAGATATGCTGGGTGACGGCATGATCGAAGTAGAACTAGATCCTAAACATTATGAAACAGCATTAAATCGTGCTATAACTAAATTGCGTCAACGCAGTAGTAATGCTGTGGAAGAAAGTTACTTGTTTGTAGAACTAACTGTGGATCAAAATGAATACAGATTGCCCGACGAAGTTATCTTAGTACAAAGTGCATTTCGTAGAAGTATTGGAAGTAGGACTGGTATGGGCGCCGGCGGCACATTGTTTGAGC